AATGTTCAGCAAGTTACACCATTTAACTGAGTTTGTATAAGCTATGAATTATTACATTAATGAAGTTTTTGAAACTATACAGGGAGAGGCAACCTTTACTGGAACGCCTTCAATTTTTATTCGCTTGCAGGGGTGTCCCGTGGGGTGTAGTTGGTGTGATACCAAGCATACATGGGAAACAAACAAAGAGGATATGGTTTCAATTAACACTGTTTTTGCTAAAGATAGTGATTCTTCGTTGTTTGCTGAGACAAGCTCAAGCGATATATTTGAAAACATTAAACACTTTAACTCACGCCATGTGGTTATAACTGGTGGAGAACCTTGTCTTTATAACTTAACCGATTTAACTAACTATTTGATAAATAAAGGTTATTCGGTGCAAATTGAAACCAGTGGAACACATGAAGTGCTATGTAATGATAGTACATGGGTCACGGTTAGCCCTAAAGTGAATATGGCTGGTGGGTTTAAGATTTTACCTAGTGCAATGTTTAGGGCTAATGAAATTAAGCACCCAATAGGAAGGCAAACTGACGTTACCAATTTAATTGAATTAATTTATAAGTTTAATATTCAGTGTCCTGTATGGTTGCAACCCCTTAGTCAGTCAAAAAAAGCCACAGAGCTTTGCGTTAAAACCGCAACGGATAACGGGTTTAAAATTAGCATTCAAACTCATAAGTTTATAGGGGTAAGATGACAAAAAATTCAAATACAACAGACAAAAAGCCACCACATAGACCCAAAGGCACAACTATTCCCATTAACTGGGAACAGGTCGATGCTATGTGCGGCATACAATGTACAGGTCAAGAGATTGCAGATGTATTAGGGTGTAGTTATAACACTCTAGTAAGGGCGTGTGAGCGTGAACAGGGTATGCTTTTTGAGGAGTATTTTGCACAAAAGAGAAGTACAGGCAAATCAAGCCTTAGACGTAAGCAATTTTCAACAGCAATGAACGGTAATCCAACGATGCTTGTATGGCTAGGTAAGAACTGGCTAGGACAAACCGATAAGACGGATATTGTGCTAAATCACAACATTACAGCATTTGAAGTTTTAGCCGATGAGGATTAGGGCTAAGGCAACTAAACCACAGACTCAGTTAGTAAACAGTGTGGCACGATTCCCTGCAATGGTGGCTGGGTTTGGTGCTGGCAAAACACACGCCCTAGTGCTTAGGACTATAAAGTTGATATTTGGTGAGGGCCGCGACATTGCTTATTACTTGCCCACCTACCCACTTGTTAGAACAATAGCCTACCCTAGATTCATTGAGGTGCTTGATGGTCTTGGCATGCCTTATAAGCTAAACAGGTCAGAACACACGATACAGGTTAACGGCAAGCAAATCATCTTCCGAACAATGGATAACCCTGATGCCATAGTGGGTTATGAGGTTGGTGATTCAATGGTAGATGAGCTAGATACACTACCAACAGCTAAGGCCCGTGATGCTTGGAATAAGATCATAGCCCGTAACAGGCAGAAGAAAGAAACAGGCATTAACACAGTAGCGGTAGGCACAACGCCCGAAGGGTTTAGATTCGTATATGATAAATGGGGCAAGAATCCAACCGAATCATACGAGCTAATTAAAGCCCCGACATACAGTAACCCACATTTACCTGATGGTTACATCGATGCGCTGAGGGAGACATATCCTAGCAACCTGTTAGAAGCTTACCTTGAGGGTGAGTTTGTAAACCTTACATCTGGCAGTGTTTATACCAACTATGACAGGGTATTATCTAGCAGCGACATAGAAGCAAGGCCAAACGAAATACTACACATAGGCATGGACTTCAACGTCAATAATATGGCGGTTGCTATTCATGTAATGCGTAACGGTAAAGCCATAGCGGTAGATGAGATTATAGGCGGTGCAGATACACCAGCAGTGATAGGGACTATTAGAGAGCGTTACCCAATTAGCCCGATTATTGTCTACCCTGATGCTAGTGGTGGTGCTACCAGTTCAACCAATGCAGCTATGAGTGACATTAGAATGCTTAAGAATGCAGGCTTTACAGTCAACGCGCCTAAGCGTAACGGCAGGGTAAGGGATAGGGTATCAGCATTTAATAGAGCCTTGTGCGACCCACAAGGTAATAGGTTATACTATGTCAATGTTGACAAATGCCCTAATATCGCTTTAGGTTTAGAACAACAGGCGTATGATAAGAACGGTGAACCAGATAAGACAGGTGGTTTTGACCATATGAACGATGCAACGGGGTATTTTGTAGTGCGTCAATTCCCAATTAAATTTGATAGAGTGATAACTCAGCCCCAAAGGTGGACATAAATGAAGCATTCAGAACTGGTAAGCACACACGAAGCCTATCAAGCAAACCAGACGGATTGGGAATTTCACCTAAGATCGTTTCTTGGTGGCTCACAGTACCGAGCAGGTGAATACTTACTAAAGTATATTCAAGAAGATGTAAAAGAATATAATAAGCGTATAGACCTTACCCCGTTAGATAACCATTGTAAGAATGTGGTTAGTATATACAGCTCATTTGTGTGGCGTGTACCTCCTACCCGTAACCTCGGTGCTATTACCAATGACCAAGCTGCTATAGCTATGTTGAGTGATGCTGACCTAGATGGTCGTTCATTCAATGCGTTTATGCGTGATGCTCAAACATGGTCTGATGTGTACGGACATTGCTGGGTGATGGTAGATAAGCCAGAATCAAATGCAAAGACCCGAGCCGAAGAATTAGATCAAGAGATACGCCCATACTTAAACCTAATTACACCCGAAAATGTGCTTGATTGGCAATATGAGCGTTCAGCTAGTGGGCGTTATGTATTAGTTTATTTCAAAGTGCGTGAGATGCAAAACGCTGATATAACAGTTATTCGTGAATGGACACCTTTAGAGGTAGTCACATATCAATCTGACGGTGATAAGGTTACAGTATTAAGCAAGGTAAATAATCCAGTAGGCATGATTCCAGCCGTTGCTCTATACGGTAAACGCTCCCCGATTAAGGGAATTGGGGTGTCTAGCATTGCTGATGTAGCTAGTATGCAAAAGGCTATCTACAACGAGCTATCAGAGATTGAGCAAATCATCCGTATTAGTAATCATCCAACCTTAGTGAAATCTACAGGTACAGATGCTAGCGCTGGTGCTGGTGGTGTAATCAACATAGCTGATGAAGAGGAAATTAACCCTTACTTATTGCAGCCAAGCGCAGCCAGCCTATCCTCAATCATGGAATCCATTAAGGAGAAAACACAGGCTATTAACCGCATGAGTCACATGGGGGCGGTGCGTGGTAGTGAGGCTTTAACTATGTCGGGCGTTGCTCTGCAAAGTGAGTTCCAGTTACTTAATGCCAAACTAGCTGAAAAGGCTGATTTGCTTGAGTTAGCAGAAGAACAGATATGGGATTTATTTTGCTTATGGCAAGACCTAACCAATGACACTGAAATTAACTACCCAGAAAGCTTTGATCTACGCGACTACGCTACCGAATTAGCATTCTTGCAATCAGCTAGGGCTAGCGGTGTAGCAAGCAAGACATTCATGCAGGGTGTAGATAAAGCCATTAGTGAGTTAGTGTTAGCTGATGAAGATTTGGTTATGGCTATTAAAGAAATTGAAGATGATACTAAGCAATTAGGTCAGTTTGAAAAGGGTCAAATCTATAAATACCATATTGATGGTGGTGTAGTATCACCTAATGAAGCTCGCGTAGATTTAGGTTTGGACCCAATGGCAGGTGGTGACGTGATTGAAAAAGCTCCAATAGCGGGCCAACCTGAATGACAGCAGCCGCCCATAGCAAGAACCTCGATAAGTTAGCTGACCTGCACAGTCAGTTAATGGACGAGGCTTTATTAGCCTTGGAAAACGCGGCTGCGAGTGTTGTGCTTAACTTACCTATACAAAATGGTAAGTTACATGACCTTAAAGCCGCTATATTCGCTAGGCAAGAATTGCAGCAAGCTATGGTCGATAACTTTATGTCAAATGCTCAAGGCATAGTGGATAGTTATGATGGGGCCGTTGAAACACTAATGGGTCTATATCAAGAAATACTAGAAGATGGGGTGCTACCTGTAACTCAGGCCGAATCAATGCGTCAGTTAAAGGTTATGGCATTTCAAGGCTTTGAAGAAGTGGCTAATGCTCACTTAGAATTAATGGCTAGAGAGGTGTATCAATCTACGCTTACTGGTCGCAGTATTAATGAAACAGTATTATCAATACGCCATGCTATTAACGGTGTTTATATCCAAAGTGATGATGCTGAGGCGCAAACCCTAGTCGATTTTATTAGAGATAATAAAGACGATGCTGCAATGGTAGATCAAGTTGATAAAGCAGTAGATATGTTGCACTCAATTTATTCACGGGATAGGGTAGGCAATAACCTACGAAGGTATGCAAGAGCTTATGCCCATGATTCACTAATGCAATTTAGTGCTTCTGCTAACATGGCAATAGCAGCCGATGTAGAAATTGATAGATGGGAGTATTACGGTGATAGCATATTAGACTCACGGGAGTGGTGTCGTAACCATGCAGGGCGCATAATGACCACCGAAGAGATTAGGCAGGAATGGGCAAGCACTAGCTGGCAAGGTAAATCAGCAGGCGACCCGTTTATTGTAAGAGGTGGTTATAATTGCCGTCACCACTTTGTACCAGTAATCGAATAAACTAACGGGGAATGAATATGAGTGAAGAAGCAGAAGTAATTGAAGCAGTAACACCACCAGCAATCACACAGGCTGATGTAGACCGTATCGTGGCAGAACGCCTCACACGCGAGCGCAAGAAGTACGACAAAAAGTACGAAGGTGTCGATATGGATGCCTATGGTAAGTGGCAGGAAGATCAAGAAGCAGCCGAGCTTGAACGTCAAAAGGCGGCAGGCGACTTCGATACTGCTATGAAGAAACTGGCAGAAACAAAAGATGCTGAAATCACCCGATTGCGTAGCCAAGTAACGACCACCGCAGTAGATGGTGAGCTATTACGCGCAGCAAGCTCTCTACAGGCCGTTCAACCTTCACAGGTGTCTAGCCTATTGCGAGGTAATATACGCCTCTCAGCAGACGGTGGGGCTGAGGTTCTTGACGACAAGGGCGTAGTTCGGTATAGTGACGATGGTTCTCCATTAAGTGTACAGCACTTAGTCAGCGAGTTCCTTACTACTAACCCACACTTTGTCAAAGCCTCACAAGGAGGATTTGGAAGCGAGGGGAGGGTAGGCGGCGATACACAGAAGCTTAAAACTGTGGGTGAAATGACTCAGGCTGAATATTCTGAGCATAGAAAGAATAATACAACGCGCGGTCGTGTGACTGGCGGTTATATTAAACCCAATTAAGCAAAGTGTATCCAATGGTCGCTTTGCATAAACTAATGTAAGGTGACCATCATGGCAGCATCAACGACTACTACACTAGACGATCTGTTTAGTAATATCATCAAAGAAGCGATTTTCGTTTCTCAAGAAACATCTCTTGTTCGTAACTTAGTTACATCATTTGACATCTCTGGCGAGTCTGGAAAGACTGTCCAAGTACCTGTATACGCAGCCGCAGCAGCAGCCGCACTTACAGAAGGTACAGATATGTCTAGCACTGCAATCTCAACTTCTAGCAAAACTATTACTGTATCTGAGGCAGGCGTGCAAGCGCTCCTAACCGATATGGCTTCTAAGTCTGCTATGGGTGATGTTGCTGGCGATCTAGGCCGTATCTTAGGCGAAGCAGTAGCCAAGAAGATGGACACTGATTTAATCGGTTTGTTCGCAGGCTTCTCAGCAGGCCAAGGTACAGCAGCACAAGAAATCACTGTTGCTGATATCTTTAAAGCCGCAGCCGTATTGCGCGCTAACAATGCTACAGGCGTTCCATCTGTTGTAATCCATCCGTATCAGGCTTACCAGTTGAAGTCTAACCTAACCAATGCTTTCGCTAACCCGAATGGCGGTGATATGCAGAACGAAGCAATGCGCTCAGGTTATGTCGGCACTATCGCTGGCGTTAACGTGTACGAGTCTTCTAACATTGTAGTAGACGGTTCAGGTGACGCTATCGGTGCAATCTTTACTCCAGCCGCATTAGGTTTGGCAGTGAAGTGGGATATCAACATCGAGCCTCAACGTGACGCTAGTCTTCGTGGATGGGAGCTTAACGCTACCGCATCTTATGGCGTAGGCGAGCTTGTTGACTTGTTTGGTCAGAGCCTAACCTTTGACGCTACCATTTAAGGGGTAGCATCATGGCCATGAGCGTTGATACCGATTTAACCGCAATTCAGCCCGATATATTGAGCTTGGGTATTATCACCTTTGGTGGTGAGCACCCCAAGGCTAAGGCTGATATTGAACGCAGGTTGAGACGCGATTGGTGGCCTAATAGGGGTTTATCTGGTGAACTGGATACGACCCTTATCACTGAATCTCAATTCACTAAAGCAGCAAGCTATCTTGTTCTTTGGAAGTACGCATTGCCACAGTTGGCAACGTGGGCAACCGAGGACAGGTTTTCAGCTATGTTAGCTTTTTACAAGGGATTGTATGAAGATGAGATGCAGGACATATTCTTGGATGGTGTTGAATACGATGCTGATGATGATTCAGTCATTACGGTAGACGAAAAAGCACCTGTCCACTTTGGTCGGTTGATGCGCTAATGCAAACAAGCGCCACCATAAGTATGGCAGGAGCTTTAAAAGCGATAAAAGCAGCATCATTACGACCAAGAGAGATCAAGCGCGCGTTAACTATAGCGGCGATTGGTCAAGTAAGGGATATTAAAGATCGCACCAGTAAGGGTAAGGGTTTAAAAAGCCCGTTCAAACCTTATTCTAGCGAATATAATATCTTTAAAGCGAAGCGAAAAGGCGGCAGCCCAACAGTTAATCTAGTATTTTCTGGCAGGATGTTAGGCGATTTAGGCGTTGTTAAGGCAAACCATAATGAAGCGGTTATATCGTTTCATAGGGCTTCTGAAAGGAAGAAGGCTGAAAGCAACCAAAAGTCGCGTCCATTTATGGGCATTACAGATAAAGAGCAAAAAGTAATCTTAAAACGATTCAAGCGAGCATTGTTTAAATGAGTATACGAGAAAGCATAGCCACAAACCTAGTCACAACATTGGCTAATATGGTTAGCCCGATCACACTCAAAAAGGTGACACGCGACCCGTTTGATTATGAGCGATTATCTAATGCCCAATTCCCAGCCGCATGGGTGCAATCAGGTGAAGAGAGCCGAGAGGATATTTCATCTGGCGTAGCTATAAGGCGCATGG